CCGTTCGGCACGATCACCGGCAGGTTGGTCCGCACGCCGGTGCCGTTGACGTAGCTGACTTCGACCGCATCCGCCGCCGGGCCGTAACGCAGGATCGGGAAAGCGCCGGTCGAGACGTTGCGGACGACGCACTGATTGCCGTTGCCGTTGTTGGTGAAGCTGGAGCCGTTCTCCCAGGTGTTGCTCACGTCGATGCTGACGCCCGTCGTGCCCGCCGCGAGGGTGACGCTGATAGCGCCGAACTGATTGTTGACGAACGTGGCGCCCGACTGCTCGACGGTTACGGCCCCAAGGATGCGGGCGGCGGAGATCATCCCGCCGTTGCAGCCGCCCACCGCGCTCGACGGCGACAGGGAGTTCTTGATGTAGAGCTTGCCGAACTGGCTGCCGCCCGAAATGGCGTGCGACCCGGTGTCGATCAGCAGGATTCCGCCAGTCGCCTGCGACGAGTAGATGTTCACCAGCTGGTGATAGAGCGTCGCGACGCCGCTCTGACCGATCTCTATGTCATAGCCGGTCGCCGTCGCGTCCGCAGTGTGCCACAGCGAGCACGTCCCGCGGATCTGCACCTCGTTGCCGGTGGCCTTCAGCGCGCGGCCGGCGGCGTCCCTTGAACCCGCGAAGTCGAACACCGGACGCTCTCCGGTGAACACCAGGTTGTCGCCCGTGTAGCTCGCCGACTGGCCGCGGAACACGACGCTGCGCACCACCTGGTCGTCGCCGCTGCCGGTCAGGATGACGCCGCTGGCGTTCTTGTAGATGTTGGCGATTCCAGTCGAGGAGAACAGCGCCCGCCGAGCCGTGCTCCACGTCAGGCCGTGGGCGTACAGCGTCAGGCCTTGCAGATCGACGTTCTTGCCGGTGTCGAGCGCGGACTGAATCCACGCCGACGCATCGCCGGTGTAGGTCCCGGCGATCACCGCCGCCCGGTTGGCAGAGGGCACGTAGTCGAGCACCGCCACCCACGGGCCGCGGATGACGAGGGCGGCGGAAGCCGCCGCGTCCGCAGCGCTCGCAGCGGCGGCGGCCGCCGAAGCGGCGGCGGCGTCGGCCGAAACCTTGGCGCTCTGGGTGACGGTCACGATGGTCATTGCGACCTCACCACTCGTAGATGGTGTAGGCCTTGGAGGTGCCGGCGCAGAACACCGACACGCTCTGAACCGGCGCGTTGCCGTCCCGCAGGATGATCGAGTCGCCGGCCTGGATCGGGATGCCAGCGGTCGCCGTGGCGGTCGCGCCTACGCGGACGGTCATCACGGTATCAGACGGGTTGGCGACGATCAGGCCGCGGCGCGGCTTGGCGGGCAGGTCCACCGTGGTGTTGGTGAGCGTGCCTTGGGTTTCGTGATAGTCAGGAACGCGCATCGGCTTATCCCAAGAAGTATGAGGCGGGGCGGTCGGCGTCGCGCATCCGCGCGTAAAGCTCGTCGGCACGCGTCTTCAGCAGCGCGTCCGATTGCGTCGGCTCGCGGTAGAGCGGCAGCAGCCGCACCGCGAGGTTGGTGAACACCGCTTCGGTCCACTCCTGCGGGACGTCTACGGTCTGGTCGAGGTCGGTGACGTCCTCCACCACCCGGGCGATTTCGTACTTCAGCGTTCCCCCGGCGGTCGGGACCGGCCACAGCCGCAGCAGAACGGCGTCGCGGTCGCGAACGGGGGAGTAGATGGTGGGCGAGCCCGCGGCGGCCTTGTTCGGCAGGCGGGCGTAATCGGCCCGCTCCCAGCGGGTCAGTTTGCGTTCGTTGGTCGCGCTCTCCACCCAGCGGACGGAGAAGACGTCCAGCACGTTGATGTCGAGCAGAGCCTCAGAGGCCGCGGCCGGCCACGTCGTGGTCACGTCCTGATCGCGCCACAGATTGCAGCCGTCGGCCTGCCAGGACTTGAGCATCCAGTTCAGTTGCCGCAGCGCCTGCGACGCGGCCGAGGCCGAAGGCGTCTCGTCCATCGCCGAGGCCCCGATCAAGGCGAGCGCCTCGCCCACGATGTCGCGGGCGGTCATCAGGCCGGTGATCACGCCGGAGGTGGTCATAGGTCGCTCCGGGTGGTGGTGTTGGTGTCGGACCCGTCGGGTTCCGGCCGCGCGTCGGGCAGCGGCAGGCCTTCGGGCCAGAGGTTCGGCGGATCGAGTTCGGCCGGGCGAGGATCGAGGCATTCGGCGCACACGATCAGGCCGGTCCATTCCTTGCGGACGCCCGATCGGCGATAGTCGAGGCCGCACCGATCGCAGCAGGCCCATGCGTCGCCGGCCAGATACATCGTCGCTCCCGGGGAAAGAAGCGGGGAGAGGCCCGAAAGCCCCTCCCCTCCGGCGTCAGACGCCGGTGTTGCCGTAGATCGCGCGCCAGTCGCCCCACCCCGCGCTGAAGCGCATGGTGGCCTTGGCCTTGGCGTTCTCGGTGTCGAAGTCGTTGTCCTTCTGGAGATCGACTTCGCGCCGCCACAGCGACTTCAGGCCTTCCGGCACGTCCGTCTGGAGGAACCAGGCGTCCGCGTCGGTGAGGTAATGGTTGACCACGGCGCCTTGCGGCAGCAGCCCCATCGCCTTCACGGCGTTGATGTCGTTGTTGTTGGTGCCGGTGCGCAGCTCCGACTTCAGGATGCGGGTGGCGTTGAACGCTTCCCCGGTCGGGATGATGAGCTGCTTGGCGGTGATCGCGATGTTCAGGCCGCGGTTGTTCTGGGCCGCCATCAGGGTCTTCAGGCCGTCCTCCAGCGACGCCTCCGACAGGTCGGCGGCGGTCAGGAGGTTGGACTGGTTGCCCGAACGGGTCGGGTGCGAAGCCGAGCACATCGCCACGCCGTCGCCGCCGAGGTACGAGCCGGAGAACGCGCGGTTCAGCACGTTGGCGTGGACGATTTCCGCCGTGGTCCGCATGGAGAAGGCCAGCGCACGGGAACGGCGTTCGCTCACTTCCTTGTACTGGTTGTCCTCAATTTCCTCGCGGGTGACCACGTAGCCCAGAGCGTACACCACGTGGGTGAAGGTCGAGGTGTAGCCCTCGCTGTCGGTGTCGTACTGCACCGAGGAGCCTTCGGACTTCGCCGGCGCCAGTCCGAAGCCGGTCGATTCCACGACCTTCTCGAACGCCTTGTCGGAGGTGTCCTTTTCGAAGATCTGCGACCACTCGGCCGGCAGATCCTTGTACGACTTGCCGAACCAGGCCTTGATCCCCGGCCACAGCGCCGAGGGGTGATTGGAGCGGGTGATGCTCATTGTGCCGGCCCTCCCTTAGACGCCGGTGGAGCCCACCGCCCCGGTCTGGGTCGGCAGGTTGATGCGGACGAGCATCTTCGCGTTCGCGCCGATGGCGTTGTCCGGCCGGCGGACGAAACCCTCGATGCGGCACTGAAGCGTCGCCGTGGTGGCCGCGGTCGAGCTGTCGAGCTGGAAGCCCGAGCGCTTGGTCGCGGTGGAGCCGGAGCCGGCGATCAGGTCGGCGTTCTGGCCGACGTTGGTCGCCGCCAGGGCGCCGCCGACCGCGTCTTCCTGGATCTCGAACAGCAGGTTCGGATCGTCGGCGACGTAGACGTATTCGGCGGTGGAGGCGGCGCGGTAGCCGTTGGCGATGAGCGTGGTCGAGGGGCGGAAGCCCACCACGACGCCCGTGACCCGGCCGGCGGCGCCGGCGGTGGCGCGGGTGCAGGTCGGGACGCCGTCGGCGTCGGCGTCGCCCGCGATGATCACGGGATCGCCGATGAAGAGAGCGGTGCCGTCGGAGGCCGGAACGTAGTAGGCGTTCGCGGCCCCGTTGTACGGCGCGCCGCTCGCGTAGCGGACGGGCTTGAGCCCCTCCGGCGCGTTCGAGTTAGCCATGTTTGGGGTTCCTTAGGGCGTGAAGCCCGAGGTGATGGAGTTGCCTTCGGGGACGTACGAGACGGCCTCGGGGCGGTTGTCGGCGGGGTCGCTCTTGGCGCTGCGCAGCAGACCGCGCTCGCGTTCGCGCGAAGCGTCGATCTTGGCTTTCTGGTCTTCGTCCCAGAACTCTTTGGGCTTGCGGCAGAGGTGAGCGTAGATCGGCTTGCCGTCTTCGGCGGTGCCGACCGGGACGGGCTGGACCTCGGGGACCTTGTCCCAGTCGTCCTGCGCCGTCATGAAGTGCATCCGGTTGCCGCTGTCGTTGATCCAACGCAGGGCGTAGTTCTCATTGTCCTTGCGGACCTGGTCCGGAACCGCCAGCTTGAGTTGCTGCATACGGTCCAGGGTGCCGGGCTGACGCCGGCGGCGCGCTTGCGCCTCTTCGGCCTTGCGGCTGGTGCGTTCGTTCGCCATCAGGCGTTCTCCTCGAAATAGACCTTCGCGTAGTCGGCGAGGCTCTTGATGCGGCCCCGGCGGACGAAGTCCTCCCCGGCCTTGCGGGCGTCGGGGGGCAGGTCGGCCACGCCCTTTTCTCGCGGGGCGGGGCGGCTGGCGCGGGCGGGCTGGTTCACCGCCGGCTGTTGCTTGGGCTGCTGGCGCTGCGGCTGGTCCGACTGGAACAGCTCGGGGAAGCGCTTCTTCACCGCCTCCTCGGCCGATCGGACCTGCTCGGCCCTGGACACGCCCTTGTTGGCGAGCACCTGACAGTGGGCGACGGCGTAGGCGGTGGCCTCGTCGTCCTTGCCGAACCAGCTGTTGCGCGCCTTGAAGTCGGCTACCTCGTCGGCGGGGTCGGCGTTCGGCTGCTCGACGCGGTTGAGCTGCTGGCCGGCCTTCCACGCCGCCTCGGCGTCGCCGGCCTCCACCGCCTCGCGGAACTGCGCGGTGAGGCGCTCGCGCTCCTCGGCCACGGCCCGTTCGGTGATGGTGGCGGCGGTGCGCGCCAGCTGCGCCTGCGTCTGCCGCAGTTCGCGGACGTCTTTCGACAGGTTGCGGTTGATATCGACCGTGGTCTTGAGGAAGGTCTTGGCGTCCTTCCACTGGTCGGGGTCGCCGCGCCACTCGTCCCTCGGCGCCCAGCCCATTTCGCGGGCGAGGTCGGCGACCGGATCGGTGTCGGAAGACGTTCGGGAACTGTCGTCGGGCGGGGCTTGATCGGCCCCGGTGTCGGCGGTCTGGTCGTCAGACGCGCCGGTGTCTTCGCCGCCCTGCGCGTGCAGGACGTCGTCGTCGTCGGCTTCTCCAGCCATGCTTTCCTCGTGAAAAGGGGCTCAAGGCCCCGGGCTTCCGGTTGCGGAAGGCTCGCGTCAGAGCACCAGGGCGCCGACGTCCTTGTCTTTGCACAGGCGGTATTCCCGCCCGTCCTTGCCGGTGACCAAGGTCCCGGCGTACTTGCCGAACCACACCACGTCGCCCACGGCGGGCTTGCGCGAGCCTTCCGGCCACTCGGCGTAGTCGAAGGCCAGCGGCGAAACGGCGACCAGCCGGCCGCGGGTGGCGGCGAGCTTGTTGGTCTCCTGCGTGGTCTGGGCGAGGATGATCCCGCCCGCGGTCTTCTCCTGCACCGCCTCAGGGGCGATCAGGACGTTGTACTCCACGGGCTGAAGCCCGGCGTCGCACTCACTCAGTTCGGGGATCGACGTCATGTATCCTGCACCAGTCCTCGTAGGTGGTCTCGCTCAGCGCCCGATAGGCGTCAGCCCTCGTACGCAACTCCGTCAGGAGCGCCGGGTCCGAAGCCCCCGCCTCCCATGACCGCCGGTCCCACTCCGCCTTCTGGGCCTGCGAGGCCTTCAGGCAGGCCGACAGGACCCATCGCGTCAGCGGGTGATCCGCCCAGACCTGAAACTCCTCCGAGGTTGGCGTCATGGGTCACCCTGGCTGCGGCGGTCTCGCCGATGATCTGAAGCGTCTTGGCCCGGTTGAGCACGGTCTCGGACTCTGTCTTCTCGACGTCGGCGACGGCGTTCGGCGGCGGGCCGCTCGGAGCCGGCGGGATCAGTTCGTCCGGGTCCTCGATGTCGAAGGCGCGGAAGGCCCGCTTGTAGATCTCCGGGTCGTTCAGGCCCCGGCCGGTGAAGCCCAGCAGCA